CCGACTAATGCTTTATTATCCATTTTACCTATCTCGCAGTGATTGCTCTATACTGTCGAGTTTAAGGAATATTGCTTTAATGGTTTCTTTCATCTCTTTCATTTCCCTGTCATAGGAAATTTTAGATGACTCTAGTTGTGATTTAAGTACGGCTATTTCTGTTTCGTGTTTAGTACATCGGGTAAACAAGTGCCATACGACGATTATAACAGGTGCAACAAGCCACTGCATAATAAGGTCAACCATCTCGTACATAACTAACCTATTCTACTGGGTAGGAGTTCCAAGACAACTCAAAGTGTGGTCCATCAGGAAAATTCTTCCAGTCTGCACCACACGTGATCTCTATGTCTAACTCTTCTGCTGCTGCTTTCATTGCGTCTACGATAGGGTAAAAGTATTCCCAGTCCCACGACACAGGATAAGGCACTAAGTCTACTGCATGTCCTGTCAGATGCCGTGAGTTCATAGTGGTTGACTTACCTGTCTTCACTAGTTCTCGTTGACGATTGATGTGTCGTATACCTTCAAGCACAGAGAAGTCTTGTTCAGACAACTCAATCGCCCGTGATACTACTGCTACCATATCGGGGTGAACACCCGACAGCTTTTGTTTACTTCGTGTTCCTAATTGGTATCCCATAATATCCTCTTATGATGGTTGTGTAGGCCAAGTTGGATTGGCAGGGTCTGTTGTATTGGCAGGTAGGTCACGTAAGGCTTGGCGATACGTGGCCCACTCTGTTTGATTTACTGGTGCATCTGGTACTTGTGTCCAATCGCATTGAGCTAAAATCTGATCTCTCTTTACCCTTAACTTAAACCATGCCTCAGTTTCTTCAATAGTATCTATTTCAGGTTGAGGTTTTAGTTGTATAACACCTGATACAACTTCGTATTTATACAACTCTGATAAGTCATACGTACAAGGTAAATACCCATAACCGCTTGGGGCTGTTGGAGTACCGCTTGCGTCTACTAAAGATATGATCTTTCCAGATACTTCTTCATAAAAAACGTACATACTTACCTCTTTAATAGGGTTACAAGTGCTTTTAATCTTGTAACCTTTAAGCTACCAGAAGCGATAACATAACTTAGACCTAAAGTATGACTGCCAGAAGTAGAAATAATGTTCTTGGCTTGCGCCGTAGTTGAAAACCTTAATGCGTCATAGTTAGCATAGTCATCATCACTACTATTTACAAAGATTGCGACGACTGATCCATCAACAGTAAGTGCTAAACTGTAGTTAATGCCAGTACCTGAGCCGTATAAATTACATGCACCAGATATAAAAACAAACTGACTTGCTTCTGTTGTAGTAAAACTACCAATGGTTTGCGATCCGCTACTTGTCAAGTTTAGTACGCTGGATGTTGGAGTTATAGCTTCTTGGTCTGTAATTGCCCGTGAAACAACATTAGCTGTAGCTACACCACTAGTACCCGTTGCAATTTTACTGCCAGTAACACCAGCGTCTTTAATGATAAGATTACCAGAGCCATCACTATCTAGTGTAACATTGTCGATCTGAACTTGGTTAGCTGTCAGTGTACCACGAATAAATGCAGCACCAAACTCTGCTGTATCATTGGAGCGATTAATTTGCCAACCTTGAACACCTGTCTGAAAGTTGTCACTTTGGATAGTCGCAGTAACCTGAATGACATTAGTAAGAGTTCCAAAGCTAACAGATACAACACCTGTTACCCCATCTTTTGTTGCTGTAAAAGTAGTAGACCACTCATAAACACTAGTGTTAGTTATTTCCACTGATGGTGGGGTTTGCGAATAGTTAGAACTAAGTCCAGTCAACTGACCAGTTGAAAAGTTAAAACCTGTTGCACTGGGCGCAGAGGGTTGTCCTGACTGTAATATCTGGTAGTACACACGACCTGTCGCTACAGTATCACCATCATCACCATCAACACCTACACCATCCTCACCATCCTGTGGATCAGCTTCTGTTGTAACTGGTCCTGTACCAGCAGAAAATCCAGAGGGATTACCTGTAAAGTCTAGTGCCTTTAGGAAGTAGTATCTAGTAGTACTTTCTGGTAGACCACCATGCACAAATTCTGTTGCAGCAGTTGATCCCAACAAAGTAGCACCAGACGTTGTGTTGCTAGTGTTTACATAAACCTGAACTTCTTTGAAGTCATTGTCAGTTGGGTTCACCCAAGATATAAAGTTAGACCTGTATCCCCCAGAACCACTTACACCAGTAGGTGCAGAGGGTGCTGTAGTATCCGCTGCAATAGTTACAGTCGTCGTAGAAATATCAGACTGTATGCCTAGTCTGTTACGAGAACTAATACGTAGGTCGTATGTTTCCCCTACCTCAACACCAGTAATCCTAGAATAGAGGTTAGTGGTTACCAACGACTGATAATCTGTTTCACCAGTACGTTTCCATTCTAGTACATAGTCGTTTACATAAGCATCATCAGTGACAGTCCAAGCTACCTCTGCATTAGCGATTGTAGTACCGTCAGGTTGAATGATAACCTCTGTAGTAGGTGTACCATCAAAAGTCGGCTGAGGTGCATAGTTGTACCTAGGCAGTGTCGTATTGTTAGTTGAGAAGACACTAGCTTCTGCATTCCAGTCGTATGCGGCTTCTGAGTTCTCTTTTAGTGTCAGGTCAACCTCTAGGGCAGCACCATCACCATAAGCAAACTTCCACGATACAACCTCAAAGACTTTCTCATTCCAACCCATGCGTGAGTTAGTTAGCTTAATATTGTCTCCAACTCTAGCTTGGAATGCTTTAAGGCCAAACCTAGCACTAACAACAATTTGTTCCCTAGTTCTAAATAGGGTTTGTTTAGCTATACGTTGGGCTTGAAGTAAGTCAGTAGTAAATGGCAGTGGAAGTTCTAGTGTATTTCTTACTCCACCATCCTCTGTTTCTAGGACAGAAGATGTTACCATTGGGTAATCTGTAGGTATAAAGTCTATAAGACCTGTTGTACTAGGGTCAGTAAAATCATACTCAGCAGATACTTTACCTGTAACAGAGTTGTATAGATCACGACGAGATGTCTTTGTGTCTATAGACATAGGGCCACGTAGATCACCCTCGTCAAACACAGGGCTGATAGGTGTACGATACTCACCTACACGTAGAACCCACTTACCTTGAGCATAGAATAAAGAACCTGCACAAGACGAAAGCATGGCAGGTATAATCTCTTGAGGTGCCATGTCCCGTGTAAATACGCCATTTAGATTATAGCGATCATTTATCCAAACGTCTTGACCTTGTGAGTATTCTGTAACTTGTTCTTCACAGATGTCAGCTTCGTCAGCCCATTCTACATCATCAATTTCATCATAGCCAACATTGAGGCCATGCTCTTGAGTTAGGTAGTCTAGAATACATAACGCAGGGTTATTGCTATATTCCCAAGTGGACTCAGTAGTCTTTCTGTGTGTGGATACTCCAAGACTTGCATCATAAGCGTCAGATGTGCTATCTTTACGAGGGTCATATATCTTACGTCCTTTTACGATAGCGTTGATTGTAGGGATACCGTTGGTAAATACGTCCTTATTGTAGTAAAAAAGAGTTTGTAAAAACGATAAACCGTTGCCAGTAAAGTCAGTTGAGTTTACATCTGTTGAGTTGTCTGTCTTGCTATAAAATAATTGGTTCAATGCAGTGGTGTTGTTTGATCCATTACCTTTAAATACAGCAACCTTTGATGATGTGCCATCTTTCCAGTCTGGGTGGTCAATGAACCCCCCATAAACAGACCCACTTCCCACATTAGCTTTATCAACACGTGTGTCGTTGACATAAATGTCTTCAATCTCTTCGACAGGGTGACCCGCAATACAGATGATTTGCATCAAAGTACTGCTATCATCAACACTTTCGATGTAAGTAACAGCACCGCCGACACGGGTACGACCGTAGATCACCTGCTTAGGTGAGTCTGGCTGTAGTCGGTTGCTTAGGTCTGGGCTAGTAGGTGTAGGAACATCAGGAGTTAACTGCTTCAAGGCCCACATAGTGCCAGCAGTGTAGATAGCGTAAGCTGCAACTGTGGCGTAGGTAATTGTTGTACCTGCAATTACTGTACCCAAGGTAGGGAAAGCAGCAGTAAGACCTTGAGCAATAATCGTAGGCATCCTACGTAACTGGTAGTTAGGACTTAGGAACGTAGTACCTCTTGCCCATGCGCCAAATTCATCTCTCATTTTTCACCCCATGCAAACTGTATTTCGTCTGTTGGTATAAATTGTAATTCTCTAGTCCCGACGAAAACGGAACTATCACCTAGGCATATACCAAGGGCAACTCTTGTAGTGTTGTTTAATGACCACTTAGATGTACCGACTAAATTACCATAAGCTACTTGTGATGTAGGCACTCTGTTTAGCTTCTCGTCTAATGCTTCATGTAGTTCGTTGTAGCCAAACTCTTGTTGCATCTCTTCTCTGGACAGAGGTCTATACCTTTCATTGTAGTACCTGTCGTACCACTCGTCAGCATATCCCTTACCAGTCATCTTACGCCAAGCTACATTGGTGAATACAAAACAGTCATGTACACCCCAAGAGAACCTATTATATCTATTCTGGTCTATCCAAGTTGTCAGGTTGTGTTTCCAGTCGGGTAACATTTACTTCCATTCTACTCGTTTATCTTGAATGTCTGTTAAGAAGTCAAAGAACTTATCACCTGAGTTACCGCTGATACTCTGATGACTTGCTTTAGTGTATCTGGCAACCCTTGGTCGTTCTAGGTCAATCAGTCTGCTTTCCACATTAAGTGAAACGTCAACAGTATCTGCTGATTCATTAATGGTCATAACATCCATGTAACCTGAGAATACTTCTGCCATGTTAGGCACACCTACAATACCTAGGTATAACTTAGCTGCACGGCCTTGGTAGTTCTCAGACAGGGCAGCAGACAGGATACTACTGTTTAGTCCGTTTAACGACAAGCTAAGACCTTGGGCTGATAGATCAAGAGCCTCTGAGGGTTCACCTATCTGTAGCAGGTTACCGACACCAATATAGGTATTTGTCGATCCATTCTCAGGTGTAAGGGACTTACTGCCAATACCCGTCCATAGATATA